CCTGGATTGCGGTGTTGGCTCTCCTTTAACAATCTTACCCCTTCGTGTTGTTCCAATAAGCCTATGAATAACTTCATCATTTAGAATACCGAAACAGCGTTCAACAATGCTTTTTCTGTCGCCTCTACCGACTGGCGCAAACTCAAGTTTTGTCAGGGGGGTCATCTTTTCCTGAGGTTTAAGACCAATCATCTCCCCGTTGTCACACATCAATGTTAATGGAATATGAGAACAAGGCCAATCATCATTAGTAATAGAGATTCCAAATAATCTACAATATTCTTTTTTTGGCATAAAGCAATTTGCTAACGCTTGTCGGGCAGCTCGCCATGAAGCATGGTATAAAGAAACATGAAGGCCAACAATCATTCTTGTTGCGCGATCCACCACTGTATAAATAGTTGGGCGCCCAATGACTTTTCGTCTGTTTAAACTCGAAATAAGATGTACATCAGCGACAGTTGAGTCTATTTCGAAAACATCACCCGGTAAAACAGTTGTATTAGCCGCACTACCTAAAAGCGCCCGCATTTTGAGGTCTATTTCTTTTTTCGTGTTCTTCTTCTTTATCGAGAAATCTTTAGTGAAGAGTTTTTTATTCCAGTATGAAAATTGTTTTAAAGAAGGAACATATGGAGCTCTATTTTCTAGGTTTGCTGTTTTAATTTCATCCCTAAAATACAAATCAATATGTCTCTCTAATGTTTTCTTTATCGTATCTCCGTTAACTTTATAATGATACATAATGAGAGATTTTCTAATATTATTTATATCTCTTTCATTAAGAATGAAAACACGTGAACGTTCATTAGGTAATGCTCTGTTTTTCTTGGAATTCCCAAGTTTAATTTCATGTTTGATTCTACTTTTCCCAGCGGCACCACAGTTCGAGAATGCGGGTAGTAATGCATAAACATCCTGCCCATGTCGCCAGTACAACGCCAGAAGCGTTCTGATAGTATATTGTGATATTTTTTTATTTCTGGAGTAGTCCATTAAAAGGTGAGACTTTTTATGTAATGCATAGTCGAACAGAAACATTCTGTCATCTACAAGATCTTTAATGATATTGTAATTTTCATCTCGCCTTCCCCTGTCTTCATCTGTTATTTCTTTCTCATCTACTAACATATATGAAGGGTATATATAATCTTTACAAGTTATGCTATTTGATTCAATATAATATTTAAACAATGAAAATGAGAAAGGAATTGGCTTACCCGTTCTTTCTGATTTTATTTTAAACAAAATTAACAAATCAACCTTTTTGTCAAAATCCAAAACACGATAAAGCCCCTCTGCAAGCAAATCAGTGCCTTGAGAGAGCCAGACTGAATTTCTAATAATATCCATTTGCGTTCAGTCCTATATAGTGGCCATTGGATATTATCTTTATCAGACCGGTTTCGAGTATTGGATATGATAAATCAATTTTTATCATTTTTAATCCAATCATTGCCTGCAATAACATCATCGCTTCTTGTGCATCTACCCCAATGATTGATGAAATCATTGCACGTAGTCCCACTATGGGATAAACATCTGGTTTAAGCTTCCATAGGATTTTATCAAGAGGATATTTATCATAAAATTCAGAACCATCTCTTAATACAGAAGTAGCCCAGCAAATGTTTTTACCGACGACGTTATTGAGTTCCGAGCCAACATAAATTTGAAACTCAACATCAATCAACTGCCAAAACATCCTCTCTATTTCAAGTTTTTGGGCTTCGCGTTCAGGTATGCTCTCGTTATGTTTTACTGCTATAGCTTTGTATCGAAGTCCGCCTTCAGGAGTTCTCAAGGTCAGTAAAAAATCGGTTGTCATAACATTCAGAACTTCGACAGGTACTCCTCTTACTCCCCTCACCATAGGATGTTGAAAATGTAGATGATTTGCTATTTGTTGGGTAAGCCGGAGAGGAAAGAGTGGGAATTGTTCCCGGATATCAATCACCGAGTCATTAAACTCAGCCAGATAGAAAAAGTTACTTTCGACAGAAGAAAGGAGATGATGGTTTCGAAACGTCTTAAGGCCAAAGACTATCGAACGGTTTCCACGGGATTTAACGTCCTGAGCTCTAAGCCAGGGCTGATAACTTTGGCCATAGCCCACTCCTATGCCGTCACCTAGCGCATTTTCATAATCCAAATAGGATTTGAGACGCCTACCCCTACCCATGATCGTACCCAAAAAACGACATTGATACGTACCTATATGTGCATTTTATAGTCTCCAACCCTATAACCACACATTCAGTAAGTATACAACATTAGCGTCGTTTTTTGAGAATGGTTACAACTTTAGTGCTTTGTGTACAACTTTATTGTCTTCGGACACCAGATGTGAACGTGATGCAATTCTTCTCCTCGCGCCTCGACAGGCCGCTCCATTAACTTGTCTCGACCAATGGTTTCAATGTGCGCAGGATACTCTAACTGGACATGTATAGCGGGAGCGGGAACATCATCATATTCGATAGATTCCCGCTTGTAAGTTTCAAATTCTTCAATTGGTAGCTCAGTAATTGGGTACTGAGATATGACATTGGCAAGTGCCTGAGAACGACTTATTTTAAAGCCCATTCGTTGCGCTTCTCTTCCATTTTTTCAGCAAGAAGGCTGGAAGCTGCACTCAGTCGTGCTTTGTAGTCGGCAGAACGGCGCACGGTACGACGCTGCTGGTCGGTACTTTTTACTTCACGCTTCTGTTTCATACTTCCCCCTTTATCGCTTCTGCGATTTAAGGTTAGTTTAATACCAGAAGTCATATCAGATCAATGTCAGGTTGATATCAATTGGTATTAGTGCCGTAACAACTCAACGGCTAAATTTTTGCCCTACCCACTATTTCCAATCCTGTTGGTTGCTAACCCTGCGCCTGCCGTGCCGCCTGCTTTGCCAGGAAGTCGTCAGCCATGGTGCTGAGATGCTTACTTGCGATACTATGTAATACAAGCAGTAATCATTAGTGCAGCCCGTTCCGCTGCGCATCGAGTGCAAACATTTTCTCTGCCCAGTCCATAGCCTCATCGTAATGCTGCTCGGTCGGGATTTTTGCGGCTTCCTTCTGCGGATATTTAGCGTTCATCGCAGCACGAAAGCTGGTCATGGTCATGTTCCAGGCATCGGACTCGCTCATGCCCAGGTGTGCCACAGCCAGATAAACGAAAGACCGGGCATCGAATTTCCCCGAGTATTCGCCTTCACCTTTGCTGGCGGCTTCCTGCGGCTGGTCGCCCACAACCCCATGGCGGATGAGATGGCGCGCCAGCTGGATGATGTGTGATACCGGCAACAGGCCGGGGCGATACGATAACTTGCCTTTTGCTGTGACTGAGCAAACACCGATCATCTGGCGGAGGTCATCATCACTGGCCGCCTGCACAACCTTCGCTGCGGTAACAACCATGTCGGCAAAACAGCGCGCCTGGATACTGCGCATCACTTCAGCATCGCTGATCCGGTGTTCAGGATAATGTCCGCCGTGTACCGTCACGAATGCTGCGACAATCTCTTCCGGTGTGCCAATGCGCGACATCGCAAGAAACGAAGGGTTGAGGAATATTCTCCGGCCACCGGCGCGTATTTCCGCCTGGCCGATATCGGTAATTGCCTGCATAAAACCTCAAAGGGGCTTTCGCCCCTGTCAGTTAAGACGCGTTGACCACAACGGTTGCCGGGCTCGTGGTGACTGTACCGGCGGTGGGCGATGAAACCTGGCAGGTGTAAGAGCCGGCATCCCCCGCCACCGCGCTGGCTTTGGTGTAGGTAGCTGACGTGGCGCCGCTGATATCCGTGCCGTTCTTCTTCCACTGATACGTCAGCGCTGAACCATCTGTCACGGTCGCCGCTGTGGTAAGCGTCAGCGTACTGCCGGTGGTGATGGTGCGGTTCTGCGGCTGGGAGGTGATGTTAATGACCGCGCCGACGTCGCGGACATCCACCAGCCCGGCGCTGGAGGCTTCAATCGACCACGTGGCCACATCATCATGCGGTGATTCATCCTGCCAGCTCGTTACCAGGAACGGGCCTTCTGTGATATCGAACGGCGAGATGATTTTCAGCCACACGTAGGGCTGGTTGCTGGTTTCTCCGGGCGGGTTATAAACATGGCGCTTCATTTCTTTCTGGCCGTAGATCGCTTCCTTGCGGCTTACGCCGTCACCGGAGAAGGATACGTTTTTATACGTGACCAGATTCTCCTGGGTATACGCCGCGCTCTGGTCAGCGGTGGCGTCTGCGGTTTCCCATTCAACGCCGGTTGTTTTGCCACGCATCATGCCGAGGCGCTTGTACTGGCTCAGCGTGGGCTGAACCTCCGGGCAACCAATCGCAAAATAAACGACGACGTCGCGCCCCGTGAATGCACCTGATTCACAAGTCATATGTGTTACTCCGTATTATCGGGAAATAATGGTCTGGAAGTTAATTTCGAAGGCGCAGCGGCCCTCTTCGGTGCGGAAGGCGGGAACGCCCCCGACTGGCTGCATTGAGATGATGCATTCGGTGTGGTGGTCATCGAGCATGGCCTGGCGGATGGCGTCGGCGGTGTTCTCCACCGCATCAACATCGGCGTCGTTCTGCCCGGTCAGCAGGATGAAGCGGAAGTAGTCGCGGGTGATGGCCTCTTCTGCCGCGCCACCGCCCTGCTGCTGGATAACGAGATAGCGATCGTTTTGTGAATCTTCCACCTCGACCCAGAACCGCTTTTGTACGCGGTAGCCGGTATCAAAACCGTGGCTCTGCAGCCAGGCGCGTAACGCGTCAAAAACCTCGCTTCGCGTCATAATTTGTAGCCTCGTTGTATGGTGGCTTTGATGTCGGCTATGCCGTCGCGCTCAAACCCTTTACGCAGAAAATCAGGCTCTGCATCCGGATCCCAGTAATTACCGCTGCCGTCCGGGCGGGGCTTGCCTTTTAACGTGCCACCGGCCGCATTCACCCGGGCGGCATAACTTGCGGTATAGCCGACCCGCCCGGTCATGCCACCCGGCTCTGGCTTCAGTTCGCGATACATGCTGTTCACCAGCGTGGAGGTATGAATTGGGGTTATCTGTGCTGCGTAACCGGAGCCGACGATCATAACTTCGGTGATAACCTTTTCTGTCACTGCCCCGGCGATGTTTCCAATCACATTGCCCATGTTTAACTGAACACGTTTGATACCTTTAACGGGCATAGCGTTGTCTCCTGTAGTTATCAGGCACCGGGCTAATTACGGTCAGAGGTCAGAATTTTGTAGTCGGGTTCCTCGCCGAAAAACGACATATCCCACATCCTGACCGCACGGATCACATCACCTTTCGCTTTTACCGGGTCCGGCTCGGCGGTTGTATCACCCACTGCGACATAGTCGTTACGCAGCGGTTTGCGGACATCTGCGCCGTTGTGCTTGAGCTCGGTGGAGATAATCAGGTTAGTGGTGAACTCGGCACCAGCATCATCGACCGCCTGTTCCTGGTCTATCTCCCATGTGCAGTCGATAAGATACGGTGTGCCGGTCAGCCAGATACCCTTCCAGTCATCGTACGTGCGCGGGTAAATGGTCGCGAGGTTGGTATATACCCAGTTCGCTGTAGCGCTCATGACTCCTCCCAGCTGATCACTTCAGGGTTCCCGGCGGCTACCTCACGGCAAAAGATGAACCATTCACCGTTACTTTTGACGTAGCCGGTGGCCTTCCTGCCGCTGTCTGTCATGACCCAGACCTTAATGAACGGCTCCGGCAGACGCTGTTTCACCGATACCCAGGCCATTATCGGCCCCCGTTGCACATACAGCCACCCTTACCGACCCAAATCCCCGCAAATGCTGGCGCGGCAGTCGGATCGGGCGGGATAAGTGCCGTCGCGCAACCATGTTTGTCCAGTCCGCGCAGCAGGCTCAGCGCCCCTTTCCAGCGGTCAGAAAACGACTGATACCGGAATGAACGCGAAGCGCCGTTGGGTGCGGTCTGGCTGGTAAGGTATTTATCACCCTGCCCCAGCCCCATCAGCGCAAGCAGGTACAGCTGGATAAGCAGCACTGTCGATGCCGGATAATGAAGTACCAGGCATTCTTCAATGCCGTTGGCCTGGTCAATCAGCGCCGCCAGCACGAAGTCGGGTAAAGCGATGCCCTGCCCGGTCAGGTACTGCTGTGCCTGTTCCTGTGTGACCATGACAGACTCCTGAAATAAGACGCCCCGCCGGAACGGGGCATAAAAAAACCGCTTTCGCGGCGGTTATTCAGCAGGGAACAGGTTTTCAAGCTCGCCAGGCGGCAGCAGCTCCGAAAGCTTTTCCGCACCCAGATTGCCTTTGAACTCGATCCCCAGTTCTTTCAGGCGTTCAGCAATGATTTCTTTACGGGATTTCACATCAGTGCCCGCGCCCGGTGTTGCCGGGGTAAGTTCACCGCCCGCTTCCCCCTGCATCAGGCGAAGATGAGATTCCAGCGCTGGATGAACTTTATCCAGAACCAGCACATCCCCAACCTTAACGCCATGCCAGCCACGTATGACTTCAAACTTCGGCATAATTTCTCCTTAAGCCAGATTTGCGCCGTAGACAACGCCGGACAGGCCATCGTCATCGCGTTTAATCTGCAAACCTTCTGCAGACATAATCTGGAAGTTGTAGTTGCTCTGTGGCATCGGACGAGGCAACGGAACCACCCCGACCGCCATCCCTACCAGCGGCGTGATCACATCCTGACGACGTTCATACGCCAGGAATTCATTACCGGTTAGTGCATAAGTCTGGCGGATATCTTTCACCGGCATAAATTTGCGGATGGCATCCAGGACATTGCCGCTGATAACGGCGTTCGCGCCGCTGCCAACTTCAATGGTGTACGGCTTCGACAGATTCGCCATGATTTCAGCGCTCAGCCACAGCACATCGTACGCAGTGACTTTGTTGGCGCGGGCGGTGATGCCAAACGGTCCTGTTGGGCCGAAGAATGCCAGTAGCTGCGCCGGCGTTGCCGCAGACAGGTCGATATTCGCTCCACCAGCACCGGAACCGAGGTTAATCTTGGCGGTATTACGATGGTTGCGCATGCCCTGGGCCGGATAGTTCTGCACCTGAATGGTCGGGTTACCGTCGAGATAGCCTTTAACGCGACGTTTATGGAACTTGCGCATCTTCGCCAGTTGCGAATCCAGCACCAGGTCAATACCGACGGTATTGAGGCCCGCAGCAAGACGCCAGTTCACACCATAGCCCGCGGTGTAAACGGGGATCGGGTCACCGTCGCTGCCGTATTCGGTGTGGTCAAAAGAAAAAGGTGGCTGACCGTCCAGACTAACCTGCACATCATCGGCGATGTCACCAACAACGTTATACAGCTTGGCAGTCTTGCCAATCGGCAATACCGTCTGTACACCCATCAGGTCGCTGACAATTTCCATTCCGATTTCCTGATCGCGCAGCTGGATGACCTGTCGGTCGATTTCAGCCCAGAATTCACGACCGAGACCGTCACCAGCCAGGGCATTCGCCGCCAGCATTTCAGGCGTCATGAGATTACGGTTTACCGCCATCATGGCGCGATGCTGGGCATCCCACATGTTACGGTTAGCCCACAGCTCATTCCAGTGCGTGCGCAGGCGGCTATTGGTCGCCAGTGTTTCAGCAGAAAAATACATTGATGCTCTCCTTAAGCAACGGTCACGCTGGAAGCGCGCGCGCGGATGCGGATGAAGTCAACCGCCGTGGTGGTGACGTCATCCTGGCAGTAACCGATGACCTGATAGGTACCCGCAGCGGTAGGAACGGCAGCGGCCTGACCTGCAACAACCGTAATTGGCTGGTCTTTTTTATAGGCACCTGCAGCCACACGAACAGCGAATTCACGCCCTTCTTCCAGGTAATTACCTACACACGAATGACCGGACGGGATCGTATCGGTAATTCCAAGCCCTTCGTGATAAGCGCAATCCAGCACATACATGCGTCCCACAGGCGCAGAGGCCTGTGCAAACAGATTGCTGGCATTGATGACAACAAACGTCCCCGGGTTCAGGGACGCGGCAAGTTTTCGGGTTTCCGTCTTGTAGAGCGATTCCCCGTCGATATTAACGCGACGATAACGTGGCATTGGCGTTTCCCTTATTTGAAGTAAGTGGCCGGATCAGGTGCGCCGGTTTCGGTTTGCGCCTGCGCGGAGTTAGTACCCAGCGGTGCGGCTTCGCCCAGATTTTTGAACATCGCATCCAGTGCGTCACCTGACAGCGCGTTCGCGACGATCTCGCCGTGAACTTTCGCAACCGCCGCGCGCTTCGTTGCTTCTTCGGCACGGGAGTTAGCGGTCAGGGTTTCAGCGAGCTGCTGCTGGTTAGTCTGAATTGCTGCAATGCTTTCGCTCAGTGGCTTAATGGTCGCGTCGTTATTAGCGGCGATGGCCTCACCAACGATTTTGCGAAGCAGTTCTGTATCTTCAGTGGTTAAAGGCATGTCGCCCTCCGTTTGATGGTTGGTTGCAGGCTTATCCTGCGGTGTGAAAAGGGATTTAACTTTGTTGGTTACAACGGTGACCCAGGACTCCTGGCGGGCAACCGGCGTTCCGGTGTCGTCGAAGGTGATTTTTCCGCCGTCAGAGGTGTAGCCGTAAACCTGCGCGCTTCCGCCATTGCGAATAATCACCACCTGCGAATCAGTGAAGTCAGCCACCCAGGCATATTCGTTCTCGCCTGGGGCGAACTTTGCTTTTGCTGCCCGGTCGAGGCGCTGTTCACGCTCCCGGAAGGATTCGCCCACCAGCGCGCCGGAGTTGGCTTTTATTGGCGTGGCGAGGTCGGCATTCACCATCAGGCCAACGCCCTGCGCGGGTGTGGCCGCACCGACTTCGTGCAGCAGAATGGCGTCGTGATCCATGCCGTGGATTTTTGCCACCCACTCGGCACCCAGCGCCTTCTGTTCTTCATTGGGTTCGAGCTGGTCAAGAAACACCGCCACACTGGTGTGAATTGGCGGCACGTCCTCGCCGCGCTCAATAGCTGCCACGCGATCGAGGAGTTCCCGGCCACCTTCAGATTCGCTGGCCTTGTTCACATCCACCCATTTCTCCAGGTAGATACGATTCCCGGCTTTTTTAACGTTGCGGTTCCACGCGCCGACGAACCCGACATTCAACCCTTCAGGCGAGAAGGCCGACACAAACTGACCGTTTACCTGCGGGTGACCGAGCGGTGCCAGCGTCCCCTCAAGGCCCGCATAGTGCGCATCGATTTCGCTGGCAGAGTACAGTCCGCCGTTCATGACGACATTGGCCGGCAGCGTGTAACTGGGCAGGATCAGATGATCGCGCCCGTTGTGAACCTCCCGGCGGATGGACTGGCTGTTCACGCGGGTGGTGACATTTACTTGCATGGTCATGGTGATGTCTCGCGGTTACGCGGCTCTGTGATGGCCGCAGTCGCAGTGGTTGGCGATGAGTCCGGCTTTCTGCGCTTTCTCCAGGCGCTTTTTAGCCATATCAATGATGTTCGGGTTAAGCGGCTGACCGCTGGCGTTAACCAGCACAGCAACCTGCGTGCACTTACAGTTAATCGCGTTGCCGTCGACGCTGTACCAGTCGCGAACCTCTTCGGTGGTGTAGAGATGCCCGTGACGAAGCGCATGTTTACGCCGCGTTGTCGGGCTGAACGCTGAAAGGTGCAAAAGACGTGTTGTAATGCCATATTGTGCTTCGGCATCATCCGTTTCATCCCACCGGGCCCGTCGCAGCGCCGTCGGTATTTCCGTGCGGGCAATACGCTTAGCCCGGCTGAGTTCTATCCCGGTCTGGCTGGTGAGACGTTTCGCAATTTCCCGTGGGTTTTGCCCCCGCCCCATGCCATCGGTCAGAATGCGCGCCATATCCGATTTCATCCGCGCACTGAGGTTTTTCATCTCCTCAAACACGCGGGTTCTCACCAGCAGCAGGCGGCGCTGATAGGGATCGCTCAGCAACAGTTGCTGGAGACTTTCACGCCCGGCGGCATAGACCGGCGACTGCTGCGACAGGCTGGCAAATTCCTGAGCCGTGCCGCGCTGATATCCCTGTCTGACGTAATCCCGCCAAAACCAGAAATCGGTCTCGCTGCCACCAAAGAGGATTTCATCAACCATCACCGAGGCATTGCTGAGAAGCATTGGTAACAGTGAGGTGTCCAGGTCGAATGCGTAGCGAAGGTTTACAGCAGGTGATGCGGGAATGCGGTCGAGAATGTCCTGGTACGCTTTTGCGATTCGCCTTATCCGTTTGCCGAACTCGTTAATCGCACCGCGCTCGAGGCGGTCTGCACCAGTGGGGTCGTTAAGATTTCCCGGCAGAATCGGAGGTTTCGTTTTCCTCTTCTTCATCGTCTTCCCCCAGCGGTGCAGGCGAGCCCTCATACCCTGCAGCGACGCGAATTTCTTCACCGGTGAAGGGTTGTTCGCCAGTGGCGATCAAGGCGCTGTTAATTTCCGCCATGGTTTTGGCTGCTGCCAGCTTCTCGGCGTCAGTGCTTGCGTTCAGGTCATCCCAGATAACCGCTTTCTGCCCTACCGCGTCGAGAATGCCCAGATCCACCAGCTTGTCACACAGGTCTTCAATATCGAATGACAAATCGCCCCGGCGGGACTGGCAGCGCGCGTTGAAGTAACGCTGGTCTTCGGTGCTCGCTCGCTCGCCCGTTTGCATGCCAACGAGGATTTTGGTCGGGATATCCAGCGCGGCGGCAGCCGTCTGCAGGTTTACGTCATAGGTCGGGCCGGGATCGGCTACGGTGGTTACCAGCGGCGTGACAGCTGCGCCCTGTGTCGTCAGCAGCGCATCGTTGCCCCGGTTAATCTCCACAGCGACTTCATTGAACTTCTCCTGGAGCTCCGCAACATTTACCCCATAGAGCGATGCCAGGTTGTTGAAGTCGATTTCTTTATCGAAGCTGATACTCAACTGACGGGCGGCATTCTTCAGGAATGATTCACCGGAGCCGCCTTCCACCTTCTCAAGGCTTACGAAAGCGTTATAGGCAGGCTCAAGAAACCCGATAGCATCGGGAGAATAATCACCCAGAATAAAAACGCGATCCGGATGCACGTCCACACGCCGGGTAGCACCGTTCGCCAGTTGCTCGATGTACTGCCACATTTTCGGCTGGCCGTAGGTACGGGAGTTAAGACCTGTATCCCAGTCCTTAACCTGAATTGTTCCCGCCCAGGCAACGGTAATTTTCTCCAGTCCTCGCCCTGTGGTTACAGGCAGGTTCCAGTCTTTGCCGTCCCGGACATGCAGCAGAATGCCGGAGTAACGCCCCACCAGCCGCCGTAAATCAGCCTCTGCAAAAGAGCGCCAGAAACGATGGGTTAATACGGTCGCAGCCTTGCGTTCCCAGGCTGTTTCTTTGCGGGTTTCGTCCTGCTCATCGCCTTCGATAATTTCCGGGTTGCTTTGCCAGCACGCGCCGATCAGCTTTTTGACTGCGCCATGGGCAAGACCGCCGCGACGATAAAGGCTGTAGAGGTCATCGAAGGTAATGTCGTCTTTGAAGCCGTACTCGCACCACGCTGTGCTGCGTTTTGTATCCAGTCCCATGGTTGGGTTGGCGGCCATCATACGGGCGCGCGCAAGCCTGGCATCGTTCAACGCATGGTTGACGGCCAGCTGAAGATTTTTATTCATGCAGGGTCCGTAAATTATCTGAGGCGTTTCGGGATCATCATGCCAATTGCCTGAACTCCACCAAGTTCAGTCAGCGCATACACAGCGGCATCCAGTCGGTCGGGTGACTTTTTGGCAGTAGCTGGCACGTATTCCATCAACTGGTTTTCCAGTAGATAGAGATTGCCGTGATGGGCTACGCGCCCCTGTTCGTAGAGCGCGGATATCGGTTCAGCGCGGGCGAATTTCCCTTTATTGGCATGAACACGAATAATGCGGCCTTTGAACCCGGCGTTACGCAGTGTTTCCTCCGCCATATCGCCGCCCTGGTTCGTTTCGATAACGATGGCATCAGCGCCATGTTCTTCATATGCCCACATAGCCTTTTTAGCCCAGCCAGCCGGTGAGTATTTGGCGCTGTAATCGCCATCAACAGAGAACTGTTTTTTATCACCAGCACCGTATGCGCTGGCGGCCACAATCCCGGTTTCGTCGCTTTCATCGCTGTTCGTGGCCTGCGGATCAATAGCGATAACCGTACGAACCTTATCAAAGCGGATCTGCAGGTCGCGCGCGGCGCTAATCATCGCCTCAGTCCACAGTGCGCCCTCCGCGTTAAATTTGCGGGGCTTCTGCATGTATTGCGCCTCGGCAGTTCGCCGGTGCGAGAACAGCGATACGCGGTGTGTCTCGTTGTGCTTGAACGGCCAGAGCCAGCCGTCAGGCAGACCATGATCAACAGGGATAGCGTGGGTGTTTTCCGGATATTGCGCCGAATACGCCTGGCTGTTATCGATAATCACCGGCAGATTCAGGTGATGCCACATTTCACCGGAGCCACCGCGCAGGAGGTATCCACTGAGGTCGTGATAGTGGATACGCTGCATAATCACAATCATCGGCGTTGTTTCTACGGCCAGACGTGATTTGATGGTTTCGTTAAAGCGGTTATTCACGCCATCTCGAACAGTCTCGCTGTAGGCATCATCTGGTTTTACCGGGTCATCGATAATCAGCGCGCCCTGCCAGCCTGGCTCCATGTGTCCGGCACGAAAGCCGGTAACCTGCCCGGCAGCTGACGACGCGTAAACCCCGCCGCCATATTCGTTCCACCACATCGCCTTACTGTCCGCATCGTCACGCAACGCCATCGGCCACATTGACTGGTAGGCCTGCGATTTGACCATGCCGCGTGCAGTCGATGAGTTCAGTAGCGCCAGCTGGTGGGAGTACGAGAGATGCATAAAACGGGCGCGCCGGTTCAGCGCCAGCCCCCGTCCCATCATGTTAATGGTTGCCAGTTCTGTTTTGGTGTAACCAGGCGGAACGTTAATGACCAGGCGCTTTATCTCACCATCTATAACGCGGTTCAGCGTCTGCTGAATAACTTTGTGATGCGGTGCGACAATCATCTTGCCGCCGGTGCGCTGTTTGAAGAAATAACGCGCGTAGTACAACCCATCCTCTTCGCATTCGACCTTACGGGCAAATGCCTTTTGCTCAGCAGTCGTCATCCTCCATCATCTCCTGCCTTGCGGATTTGTATTCCTCTTTGCTCATGGTGATCGTCTCGATAGCGCCACCGTTAGGCCCGGAATGCTCGAATTTATGTTTGTTTGTGTAGGCATCACCGCACTCTTTGGCGGCCTGTTCAATCAGTGACGCTGCCAGTGCCATATTCCGCATTGTCTCTGCCTTCGTCATCATTCGGTCGAGCGCTCGTAACCGGTACGCCTTGTTGGCGATCGGGATGTCGGCGATCTCATTCTGGAAACGGGTGCGGGTGGCGTTGAACATTTCTACCCAGCGCGACGCTAACGCTTTTCCACTGGCCTTCGTGGGGTCGTAGGCTTCGACCTGCTGGCGGGTAATCTTTACCTTAAATTCTGCCTGGACAGACTCAACAACCTGAGAGGGAGTATCGAAGCACGCAAGCGCCTGAACTATGTAGGCTTTCACATCATTTTTTAGAGCCGCCATAATTCACCATTCGTCCAGGTCAGTCCAGGTAATCAAGCCAGTTTAAGCATGCACGTCCCGCACGCCCTGGCGATATCAAGGTGAGCTACTTCCGCAGGCCTGTTTGCTGCGTCCACCAGTTGTTGCACATCGTGACTTGCTCCATAGCGGCGAACGACGCCAACGAACTCTTCCACATCGTGGCCGCGCAGTTTTAGTTTGGGTAATCCACTGTCCCGGTAGAATTTCGGCGCACCGAATTCATCAGTTTCCTGTGCAATGTGGTACAGCTCATGCTCCACCAGCGCGCAGAACTCAAGATCGGAACACTGAGCGCAGTAATCAGCCGCCAGGGTGATGATGAAATCCGGTATACGACCGAACCATTCGTACATCTGTTGTTCCATCCGGGCCTTTTGCCATCCACCAGCGCGAATCATCACCTCTTCGCACTGGCCCAGTACCGTTCGCCCCTTCTTCGTGAATGCATTCGAAGCCCACATGAAGACGATGTCAGCTTCCAGTAGATGGAAATGGTCAGGGTTATGCAACATACCCTCTTCGCTGATTATGTGTGAGTGCAGCCAATCATGGACGCCGTCAGCAGGGATAAGTCGGATGTAAGGTTTGAAGTCCGGGTTATCGATAAACAGAAGTGGCGGATATGGCCGTTGCATTGGGCTTTCAACCATAGTGACACCTTAATTATTGAGGCACGTACGAGGCGCATAAAAAAACACCAGCATAAGCTGGTGGTTTGTTTTACCTGATATGGATGTTAATCAAAGCCCCCCCTTTTTATGAGATATTTCCCATACAGGATATTTACAGTTCCTTTACATTAGTAGCGTAACGAATATGCATTTGCATGCTCTAAGCAACAGACTGGATTTCATGTTGCTTAGAGTTTTTTCTTTTAATTCCTGATGATCTATCTCGCAAGCGGTAACAGCCTCCCGTGAAACCTATAACTGGTACTCTACCAGTTTAAGATAGGCGGCAAGCGCCTCTGCGGACGAAACATATCTGTCTGACGCAACATGGATTGCAGCCACGCTCCCGTTAGGTAGCGTAAACATTGCAACCCTGACAGGAAGCTTCAGTGCATTACCCTTCTCACGCACATATGTCATCCATTCAGTACCGGCAGGTATCTGAATCAGTTCAACTGGTTTTTTTCCAATAAAAAAAAGTACATTCACCATGGTTGCTTTTCCTGTATGCCCGGGCGCACAGCATATATGAATCCGGCAGATCGCACCCCGTACAAACGAAACATGGTAAAGATTAAGCTAAAAATTTAAATTTGTTCCGGCAGATCCACACCTGTCTGTCTGGTTCAGAGCGCGAAGTCGCAGGTTCCGCCAGGATAACTCCTCAACTTAACTTACTGACTTGCAACGTTTACAACAGGAGCCATACTGATAATGCCTGCCGAACCGGGAAGCCATCTCCGTGGCTGCCCTTGTTCTTTGAGAAGATGATGTGTTTGCACTATCTCCTTCGCCTCCTGTTGGAGGCTTTTTTTTTATATTTTTTTGCTGCGTTGATGTTGTGAGGCACCAGCCAGCCTTTGCATAAACTGCACTGCTGACCGTAAATAACCCGACCGGGTGCTTCCTTTAAAGTATTTCTTGCAGGCTGGTGCAATATAGATATATTTCACGATCCCTGAACCAGAAAGGCATTTTATATGAAACACTTAATCGCTGATTTAATCGAAAAGATTGCTGATCAGGAAGCATCCAAAAAAGAATCCCTTGCCCGGCTGGATGCCCTGAAAATTGTTGTCACGGCTTTGTTCGCTAAGCTTGACTCGCAAACAAAAGATGCCATTCGGGAACACATCACCGATGCCTTTGAGATA